TCAAGGATCAACACAGTTGTACCAACTGGTACCGTAGCAGCAGCAAACGTGGCTACGTCGGGGAAGATAACGCCGGGGGTTGGGTTGAACTGCGGCTGTTGCCGGTAGTCTATCTCGACCCAGGTTGCACAGGTTTCGTACTGGGGCGCATACCAAACGCTCAGAGCCCCGGTTACAGGATTCCACCACAGGTCCCCTGGTTGAGGAGTTCCCGGAGCCGTAACATCATAGGGGGTTTGCTGACTGTAAATCTCAGTCATCAGTGTGTTGTAAGAAACCGATTGCTGAACGGTCGGTGTCAGAATTGCATTGTCTTCTGAGACACCGTGAATCGAGAGGCTGTCAAAAGCCAGGTTAAAGGGGAGGGGGCCTCCCTTATTTCCCCACGCTCCCGTGTAGTATTTGAGGGTACTAACAGAGCCCCAGTCAGAACAATCCCGCCAGGTTTGAACCAAAGCCGATGTGGAAACTGTTGTCGGCGTGGTGGCGTCGGAATAGTCCCAGCACAAAAATACAGTGATTGATGACGAGTCTTTCGTGGCGGTCGGAGGGATCTGTAAGTACCACTGCTCCGCGTCTATGTCGTACGTTGGTAAAATGTCTGGATCAGGACTTGCCAGGTCATATTTCACATAGACTGGCTGATTGAAGTAATAGACCGAGTTCGCAAAAAGTGACAGTGACTGATACTGGAACTGCCGATTATTGTCGTAGGAGGGGTAGAGCTGTAGGGTAGAACCGTCAGAACTTACCAGGAAAGAAGAATCACCCGAGGCTCCTACCTCGCCCCGGTAGAACGGGGCTGGACGAAGGCTTGGTATCAGAATCTGAATGGGGACATTATTCTGAACCTGATCATAGAAACTTTGCGTCAGCTCACCGATTCCTACGACGAAGGTATCACCAACAACTTCCAGACTTACAATGTCGTACTGGTCGTTACCAACCAGGATTTTTTCCACAAAAATTCGCTGCCCGGGATCCAGGAAAGGAATACGATTAACTACAATCGTGTTGTTCCAGTTACGAATCTCGTAAACTTCTGGGATGATGAAACTGTTATAGACCCCAAAGCTACCGCCTTGCAGTTGCCTCTTTTGGTTAGGGGAGTCGGGAAGATTAGTCCAATAGTTAGGACCGTTCCATCCAAGCATTTGGGCCAGGAAGTCCAGCTGCCCATTTACTCGGGACTCCGTAAGTGTGATCGCAGCAGACTGCTCCGGAGTTACGTAGGGACTCGTGTAATTCCGTAACTCAAACTGTTGCGGATTGAAGGTAGCAGTCTCGAACGCCATGTTATACAACTAGAATGTTTTCTTCGACAAGAGCCGCATACTCTTGCTCCATGCAAGTCGGAGGGTTCATCCAGAATAGCGGATAATCTTTAACTTGCTCGTACAGGTTAATCAGTGTGTCGTCAAACGGTTTCGTCAACCAATCCGCGACGGGGACATAGTCACGGCGAATGACATAACGAATGTCTTCAATAACTTCTACCTTGAAGTCATTTGTTACGTCAACGTGAGCCAGGGGGCAGAAAGTTGTATCCGTTGGTTGCGTGTTCTCAGAGTAAAGCACCAGAGATGCCCTCGTTGCTGGGGCAGCAGGTTTCTTCTCCAAGGTGACCGTGCCAGAAACTATGATGCTCTCAATCGCCACCGTTGTGTCGGACCAAACCACTTTCCAACCGGTATTAAACGCAGGGGCCACAAAGTTAAACTCATACTTCTTGCCGTTGGAGTCCGTTGTCGGTGAAACGGTTTGTTGAAGTAGCTCAACTCCACCGGGAGTAACATAGAAGAAGGACGCAGTTGCAGTGGCGGCTGAACCTTCCGGACACCGCATAACAACTTGCGAGTACGCTGACGCCAGGGCCGAGGTCCATTGCAGGTAACTGGTGGAGGGTTGGGCAAAACTCGGGAAGTAAGTATCCTCGGAGGTCCAGAAGACTCTGTCCTGGTTCAGGAAAGCATTTACTGCGGGGTACCTCCACCCAATTACTGAGTCTGTGCTCGACGTAATTGTCAGAGGTTGCCCAGTTAACGCAAAGTCAGTAACACGGTAGAGTTTTTGCTCAGGGCTGTCATCAAAGCTCAGTTCATATGCGAGGAAGTACCTCCCCCGGCGAACTGCTAAGGTTTCTAAATTGAGAATTGTAGGAAAAACCTCCGTGCCACCGTAGGTCCAGATGATTTTACCTCCGCAAATAAGCAGGTCCTGACCTGACTCAGATGCGGAAACCTTGACGGAGGTTGGACCGCTACTATTCTCAGTCCAAGGTACGTAGATATATCCGATCTTTTGCACTTCCGCTCGTCCAGCGGTATTTGCCGGCGAAACAAGATTGAAAAAGTCAATTTGATATCTTTCGCTTACCGCAGGAAGCCGACGGTAAATCGGACGGCCACCAGGCACCCACTCCGTTGGACGTGACTGCAAAGACTTTGCAATTATGTATTGAGGTGAGAGTAAATTAGCTGTGACAGTGGCGGGTGTTGTGACGACTTGTTCAACTCCCCCATTGATTGGGATTAGCTGCTGTGACATTTTACAGGTTCAAGGTGCCTTCACCATAAGTAGGCGGTGTGTAAGGGTACTGGGTTCCGCTGTACCAAGAAAGCTGCGGCGTTACAAGAGCAGAAGGGGTATTCTCCCAGACAAAAACGCTATTGCCCCGTGAGTTTGTAAAACGTCCTTTGTCTTTCGGAATCAACGTAATCTGAGCGATGCCCAGCTTGATTGCGGAGATGTCTCTACCGAGTTGGGAAAGAATGCTTTCTTCACAGTTGTACTTAGAAACGTAACGCAGCAAGTTGCCAGCATACTCCTCATTCCGTGCCGTATTCACAACCGTTGTGTTTGTCCAGTTGGTGACTGTTGAGCCTGGTGTGAACGCTTTCATTACCCGGTATAAGTTCCTACCGTCCTCGGACAAAACTGTGTCCTCCGCAAACTGGTTATAGGCAGGGTTAAAGAAAGGGATGTAATTAGCAATCGGAATCTCAGTTTGCTGACCTTGCGCGGTGAGAACAAAGGAACCATTATTTGCGTAAATGTAAAACTCAAACAAAGGGGTAATGTTCGTGGTCGCCGTGTAAGAGAGTACCGTGCTTCCTTGGCGGAAGAAAGTCCGATCTCCACGGAAGAATGTGAACATTCTCACTGGTGTTTTCACCAAACTTGTTGTGGAGTTTAGTTCGGCAACAAGTTGAGCGTATTGGCTGGTGTTAGCGTAGAGTGGGAAAATCAAACCCTCTTGAACCATTACACTGGCGTCCACACTTGTAGGTGTAAAGTATGTTGCGGCAATGTAGTACTCTTTCGGGGAGGCTGCGTCTTTTTGATATTGAAGGTATTCCCCAGCAGGGAACCGAGGACCGTACTTGTAAATAGGCAGCCCACCGTCCCCATTGTTCACAACAATCTCACGAATTATCCCTTGTTCTGCAAGACCGTCAAAATAAACACTCACGGTTTGTTGATTTGGTTGATACGTGAAAGTCTCAACCACGTATGCGTACTTGTTGACAACTCCTTTGGTGAGGTCCACATAGTTGTAGAATGGGTCGGCCACGGGACTTGGTCCGGAACCAATCTGCGGCGTATAGACCCAGGTTCCAGCGGTGTAGGAAGTTCCGGGAGTCAGAACTTGCGGGGTAATGGGAGTGCCAAGAACAGCAGCCGATTGAGCACCGGTGATGTCGTTCGTGGCGGGTTGGAGTGTGAAGTTTTGATTAACAACCCAGACAAAAGTTCCTGGGCGCTTGTTGAGGGGAATGGGTGATGTTGGGTCGGGAATAAACTCATCAACAGCGTAGTCATACTCCACAATTTGAGGAGTGTATAACGTTCCTGTCGTTGCAACGTAGGCGTTACCGACAACCCAGGGGCTGTAGCTCATAGCCGCACTGATTTGACTCTGTGTAATTAGAGCGTTAATTGCAGTAACTACTTCTGACTCTACTGTTAGATTCTGAAGAATTACGTGTAACTGCCCATCGCCGCCAATGGCGGGGTTCCAGTAAACAACCTCCCCTCGAAGGTAAATGCCGGGCAACAGGTCTCTAATCTGCTGAAGAGCCAGGTTGCTGTAAATTGTTTGGTCTTTCTTAACGATCGAGTACGGATTGAAATCTTGGAGTACAGGATAGTAGACAGGGATGGGAAGCAGGGTCTCAACTAAGTCGTTCTTTGTTAGAATAGTCCCGCTGGGTTCAAAAGTATATACTTGAGTGTAAGTTGCCGCAGAGGGCGTCAACAGGGGAGGAGTGTTGTAAGCGGCACTCAGTTCAATGTGAGGGTTGATGAAGCGGTCTGTCGCATCAAATGTTGAGTAAAAGGCAGCGTCAACATCAGAGACAGTTGGGTCAGTAGTAGCAGGAAAAACATTTCCAGGCGTAAGAATGTCAAACAACCTGTTACGGAAGTTCAACGAAGTGTCGCGCAGATTAACACCGAAAGAGCTGTTCGCGTCAATCTCAAGCGTGATGTTGTACTGAACTTGACTGAGCGTGAAAGGATACAGGTGACCCTGGTTCTCCACGGGCACAGAATAGTTCACGGCATTCTGACCACGCTCAAGTTGAACTTGAGTGAGTTCCACTCCGTCGGGACCCAGAACGAAGAAAGAAACCTGGCCATTCGGCAGCAGGTAGTCAGTCAGGTAATTGTAAGTTCCCTGGTTAGGGCGGTTGGGTTGAACCGAAGTAAGGGTACCAGCCCCGTAAAAGTCCTCGAAGAAACCTTGCCAGTCTTCTTGGCTGACAGGATTTTTGCGACGAATCAGTGTGAAGAAACGTTCCTGAACTTCTGCGAATGTTTCAACGTCCGACCCACCAACGGCAGGCTGCGGGTTGGTGACAGTGAGGCCAGCAATTCCAATCGCGGGTGACCCTGTGATTGAGTCGGCGGGGCAGTTGTACTGGCTACCGACGTACTGAGATGCAACATTAACCTTGACCGTTGATTGCCCTGCCGGAATGACAAAAGCCTCGGTATTGATGAATGTTATCGCTTCACCACTGGTAACGGTGGCGTTTGTTGTAAAGTTTGACCCAACAGGAATGACTGTGTCAGTGTTGCTGGGGGAAATGGTGACGACCAGTTGGGCAACGGAAGAAATCCCCAGGCGCCGCATGGCTCCCAGAAATGGTCCGATCCACTCAATTAAGATGGACTCCGGAAGTTGATTTGCCCAGAAAAGAAACTCCCCTTGGGCAAAAGATTGCCCTTGAATTAACGCAGCAAGGGGGTTGCCTGAGGAAAAGTCGTTAAGAGTTTGATTACTGGCTTCATATACGACCTGAGCTGCCTGCTGGGCAATCTCAGCTTCGTTGCGAGGGTCGATTGAGACAGCCGGAAGGGGGGCGTAGCGTGGCACAGTTTTACCTCGTCAAGGTACGGGACATACATCAGGGTTACCTGTGCCGTCATAATTATTGCAAGTGCCACCAGTTGTGGCGTAGTATCCGTTATCAACTACCAGTTCTGCGACGATATAGTCCGCCCACTCCTCGAGGATTTTCTTTGTGATAAGGTCTTCAGGGTCCAACGCACCCCATTTTTGGGGTACAGTGGGAGTGGGAATACCGCCGGCATTGTCAAATTTGCCATTGGTTGTAAAACTTTTTGGCGCATTCGCCAACACGTTTGCTGGGTTGCCAAGTAGTAAGGGGTCGTAGCCGTAGCTCCACGGGCCTGTAACTACCTTGCTTCCGCTGATTGGGAGGCCCGTCTGGTAGACACCACCAGCGGTCTCAGGCTGATCCGTTTGAAGAGTTACGTAGCGATTGTCGAGACCATCGGGTCCAGACAAAACAAAAGAGCTAATGCCTAGGGGAGGATAGTGCCAATCCAGGTCTTGGCCGTCGAAGTATATTTGCTGCGCTCCGTTAAGCCACTGACTAGTGACGATGACTCCGGAACTAAACGTCGTCTTTGCCATGAATCCCTTTCGGATTGGGTGCTTTTAAGGTTTTTACCCTACACGCATTTGCCTCAAAAAAAAATGCCCCCAGGAATAACCTGAGAGCATTATAGCGGTAATTTACTTAAAGTAAAGTCCAGTAATTAATCACGGGACCAATAATTCACGGTAAATTCAACCTCGATGTTTTGCACATCGCCTGACTCACGATCAACCTCACCCGTGGTAATGTTCACGAACTGACATTCGTAGCAGACGTATTGACCGCCACCAGCAGCGGCGCCATCGCCATCACAACTTGTGGGTGTGATAGAAACAGTGATCGGATTACAGTTGTAATCCAGCCAGAACTGCTCCAGGCTCTTAAAGATGGTGGGATCGTAGGGGGCACCCAGAGTCACGTTATCCGCAGTCCGAGGACCCGATACGTGGTAAATACGGTTTCCGGTGCCGTTGGCGTAGGTGGTGCTTTCTGCGGAATCATTGATTCCGCTGAAGGTAGTGAAGACCCCAGTGAAGGTGGGGCCACCAATCGCAGTAAACGAGACAACGTACTGCGCTTTGGTTAATGGACGAAGAATAGCCATAGGAACACCTCTTATAATTCCTTCCTAATCAGGACAGAATGTCGGTGACCATCGCGCCAGAACCGATAGCACCGGTGGCACCAAGGCCAACCAGGTTAATGATACGCTCAACAGTGATTTCAGCACGAACCACGCGACGCTCACGAATGTAGTACTCAGGACGAACGGCAGGGGTGCCGGTCAGCTGGTAGGTATAAGCGAAAGCGGGGGTAGCAGCGTTTGCACCACCAGCAGGCATAACGGAATCCGAAGGACCGTTGGGGCTGTAGAACAACAGGATGCCGTTCTCAGGGAACACAGGTTGCAGAGTACCATCGTTGGCCAAATAACGACCCTCAGCCACACGCAGACCACGCTCAAGTCCGAAGTAACGGGCAAGCATGTCGGTGTCAATGCTGTCAGCAGTTGTATACTTGATACGCTCAAGAATATTCTGGTTGGTCAGCAGTTGGTCAAACACGGCGGTTCCAAGAACCATCGAGTTAGGGCGGATGCCGATTTGATTGGCGACTGTGCGCTTCAGGGTCAGTACGTCTTCAATCGGGTTAGATGTCAGAGAAGACCAAGCAGAGGGGCCAGCAGCAGCACCGTAAGCAGTGCTGAAAGTAGTCCAAGTAAGGAAGCCCAAACCAGTCTGGGAACCAGCGGCAGGAGTTGGATCTTCGTAGGGGTTGTAGCCAGGTACAACAGTAATGGCCTGAGAAACGGAATACTCGTAAGCATTCATTAAACGGGACATGGCGTTGCGAGTTTCAATCGCACGCAGGTCTACTTGTGCAGGACCTTCGCCAGCGTTCTCGATAACTTCTTCAGGAAGTTCCCAAGCAACCACTTCTTGCTCCAGAGCATAAGGCTCTGAATCGTAACGTGATTGCACATATGGGATATTTGTGCCATACGCACGCCTAAAATCGTTGATCGCAAACTGCTCTTTACCGAAACGCAAAATGCGGCCAGCACGAGTAGGGGTGTCAACAACGGGGGCAATAAAGTTGGCGATATTTGTCGCCGGCAACATGAAACCTTGAGCCAGTGTAGTCAGAATAGGATCTACACCAGCATAGGTTTGCTGGAGGTTCATCATGGGAGGGAGTCTCCGAAATTAAAATTGTCTTCAAATGGTTGCAACCAGGGCTGGGACTTACACCGAAGAAGCCCAGCCAAGGTCAGTTAGTTAGCTATTAGGCGAAGCTAACGAGAACGAGGTTACGACCGCCGATTTCCACGATCTCGCGGATGCGAGGAGTCGTGCCGTCGAGGGTAACAGCGGTACCAGTCAAGCTGGCTTGACCAGCGGCGTTGATGGCCAGGGGGTCGTTAAGGTTGGCGTTGACGAAGGGGGCAGCAGGATCGTTTTCGATCAGGAGCAGGCCGGAAGTTGCCACAGTCAGTTGACGGGCAGTTTGAGGTTGAGCCAAAGCGGTAGGCATGTAAGCCTGGTTAATACCTACGATGGTGGTTTGAGCGGCAGCAGGGCTGAAAGCGTCGCCAGCAGCGGCGTAGTTAGGGCCAGCCCAGGTAGCATAGCTAACTGCGCGGAGTTCACCGATTTCAACGGTGCCGATAACACCGGCTTCGGTGTTGATGGGTGCCTCCCAGGTTTCCGCGTAACGGATGTACTGTTTGCCATATATGGGAGCAGAATTCGTCGCCATGTTTTTATCCTATAGTAAGGGACTTCAATGTTTGTTTACTCTGGGGCTGGTTTTGGTACCCAGTTAGTATAAAGGTTTTTACCCCTTATCTGTATTCAATGCCACACCGGCAGCGGTCGTAACAACGACAACCTTTGCCAGGCATAGGCAGCTCACCGAACGGTTGCCACCCCATGGCGTTATAATTTTTGCAGTCAACGCAAGTTTTCTTGTCCTGTTTGGCCATTCGACGCATTTCTTTGAATCCCATGTCTTGAGCAACCATGTATTCACCTAAAGAGAAAAAGGCAAATACGGGGCTCGAGAGATAGCGGCTAACGCGATCAGCCAGGGAAGGCCAGGTCTTACCTTGTGCGCGACCTTGGTTTGCTTCGGTTGTCCCTTCGGCAGTTGGATCAATACCGTCTATTTCGTCGGTGGTTAAATCAATTGCTCCGGGAACTGCTGAAAGCAAGTTGTAATCAGCAAAATCTAAAGTTTGATCACCGAGGCGCAAAACCCCTGTATCCACGTATTCTTTGGTTTCTGCTAAAAATTTTGAGAGGGGAGGGACCATGTCTCCGACGATTATCGGCCAAGCTTTTTCAAGTTTGTTGTCGGCTTTATCTGGGCCAACGCCTAAGATAACGGCGGCTAACGCAGAGGTGAGAGTTTTATCAAGGACAGTCCTTTCGTACTCCTCCCACCTCATTAACTTGTCTCGGTAACCTTTCACAAGTGCTACAGACTCGGCGGCCATTCTTTGCTCAAGAGTGTCCGGGTCTTTGTACTTTTTTGCAAGGCTTTTTGCTTGTGAAAGGTATTCTCCCCTGCGTTTAGTTGCTAAGCCGACAAACGAGAGGAGATCCATCATTCACCTCAGGAGAACATTGTCTTCTTCAGTGCTTCCACGTAATCGACAGCGCCTTCGGACTCCTCAACGATCTTGAGGGCACGAGCATGGGGATCCATGTCTTCTTCAGCATACTGGAAGGTACCACCGGCAACTTCACCGAAGGAAACCATCGGGGGCAGCTTAGACAGGAGACCCAGCAGCTTGGAGGCGGCGGTTTCGCCTTCGGAGAATTCCATAGTACCAAACTCCAGGCCTTCGCAGTAAGACTGCAATTCACCTTGGGGCATGATGCCATCGGTCAGACGGCCTTCTTCGTAGAGAGCTTCAACGAAGTTAGCGATCTTGCTCTTCCGAGCACTGATCTTCTCCTCCATGTACATCTTCTGGAGTTCAGCATGCTCAGCCTTGAGACGCTTCAGCTCTTCGTACATTTGGGTAGGGTACCCGGTAGCGCGAGGCTGAGCACCACTCATGGAGCCCATGCCGGTGTAGTTCATGCCGCCATGGTCAGAGGAGAGTTCGTTGTAGTCCTCTTCGCCTTCATCCACGCCGTCGTCACCTTCACCTTCGTCGTAGGTGGAACCGAAACCGGTCTTGGTGTAAGGGTTCTTCTTACCGCCGCCGCAACCTTCGCCATGCTCTTCAGCATACACGCCGCCGGAACGCTTGGAGATCTCAGCAGGAGTGTCCAGGTCATCCATGGCACCGGGCTGGAGCTGACGAGCTTTTGACTTCTTGCCGTCACCAATGTTCTCACGGAGAGACTCAAGGGAGGCTTCGCCAAACACACCGTCAGGGCCAGTTACCTGGTTCTCCTCGTCGGTTGTGTCCATAGCACCTGGGGTCAGTTGCTTGGCTTTCGACTTAGGCTCACCTTTATAGGATTCAGCATAAGCACCGTCGGGACCAACGATTTGAGCAGCCTCATCGGTGGTGTCCATAGCACCTGGAATCAGTTGCTTGTTCTTGGACTTTTCGCCATCGCCAATCTCTACACGGAGAGACTCTAGGCTACCACCACCACCTTCACCTTGGTCATACTCGGCATGCTCAACCATCTTGCTACCACGCATTGACTTCTTGGCGGTTGTTACACCGTCAGGACCTGTCATTTCGTCAGCTTGAGGGCCTTCCGCATACAGCACATTATGAGTACCAACAGCCTTGGCGCGAGTATCAGAAGACTTCTGACGGAGAACACGCATGTTCTTGTCGCTCATGACATTAGTCATGCCAACAGCAAACACTTCGTCATCCGGCATTTCTTCGGATTCTGTAGGCATCTTGGTTTCAGTCTCGTCACGACCGTAGGGGTCGGTGCCGGTGGACATCTTCGGCTTGTTGCCATCGGGGTAGTC